AAAGCAGAAGCTTAAACGAGCAATAGTATTCCCCGATATACACTTTCCTTTACATGACGAGAAAGCATTATCGTGTGCACTACAAGCAATAGGAATAGTAAAACCTGAGATTTATATCAATATTGGAGATGTAGGAGAGTGGCATAACTTTTCAGCATGGAAATATAAAGGTAAGAAGCTACCTTCATTGGAGTTTCAACTACCCTATTGCGACCAAGACATTGATGATGTAAACGAAGGATTAGATAGAATTGATGCTGAATTAGATAAGCATAAAGTTGAAAAAAGATATATGCTACAAGGTAACCATGAAATATGGATGGATAACTTTGTAGACAAGTATCCTTATATGAAAGACTATACGTTTCCTAAAGCGTGTAGAATAAAAGAGCGTGGATACAAATACTATGAATACAATGTTCCTTTAAAAATTGGGAAGATTAACTTTCTTCATGGTGCTTATGCAACTACATACCATGCTAAAAAACATCTCGAGACATATGGAGCCAATATTATGTACGGGCATACACATGACGTACAAAGACATACACTAACAAAACTTGATGCAGGAACTATAGGAGCGTGGGGAATTGGATGTCTTAAAGATATGTCTCGAGAAAAAAACAAGTGGCTACGTGGCAGACTACACAACTGGAACCACGCATTCAGTATTATTACTTGGTTTCCTAATGGAAACTTTCAAGTGGAAGTCATTGAAATTGTTAATGGCAAGTGCACTGTATGGGGTAATCTTGTTGAAGCCTAATGCATAAAAGGATTATTAAAGGTATACCTAGATATGTATTCAAGGACAAAAAAGAATTTCGTTCTATTTTTCCTGACGCAGCACTAGTTGAAGACTGGAGAAAAGGACAAGAAAACGATTGGGTTCTTACTGACGATAACCAAGTCACACAAATACTCAAGTTAAAAAAAATGAAGAACACGCATATCAGAGCATATGATGACTACTTCATTACATTGCTTGGCCCATCATTTGGTTCTGGAAAGATGGGTGGAGAACCAAAAAAAGATTATCATTCTTTTATGAAGAGAACAAACGTAGAAGAAAAACCATTAACATGGAGAGAGATACGATTTGTTAAGATGATTGCTCATGGTGAACAACCAATGCAAGCATACTTAGATTGTTTTGAAACTAACAATGAAAAAACAGCAAAGATTAAATCGTCTGTACTCCTAAAACAAACAAGGATAAAACAAGAAGTGGAAAAAGAAATAGAAGAACTGCTAAGTGATATTGGTATTGATAAACGATGGACACTAGAGCAAGCAAAAAATATTGTTGAAAATGAAGAAACGTCTGATGCGGTAAAGTTGCGTGCATTAGAAAATTTTATGAAGATACAAAGTATGTATCCAAAAGAAACAAAAAGCGAATCACTACTATTAGGACAAGCCTTTACTGGATTTAGTAAAGAAGAGATACTAGAGATGAGTAGTATGAAATTAGTTAAAGATGGAAAACAAAAAGATTAACATTATTCCTCCTCCGTCTGTAATGGCAGAGCGTGATGAAGTATTATCTAAAGCATACAAAGATTTAATATTCTTTGGTCGTGTATTTCTACCTCAAGACTTTTTACATAAAAGTGAAAGTCCTAAGTTCCACTACGACCTATCTAAGAAATTGATAGCACATAAACCTGGAGCACGTATTTGTAATATCATTCCTCGTGGTATGGGGAAAAGCATTCTAGCTAAATCTGCTATTATGCACAAGTTTCTATTTGCTGAAACAGATAAGCAGAACTTTGTGGCTTGGGTATCAGAAGAACAAGGACAATCTGTTGACCATTTAAAATATATACGACACCACTTTGAAGAAAATGAAATGATTCGTTATTACTTTGGTAATATGGATGGAGGTAGTGTAGGGAAACGATGGACAGAAAAAGATATTATTACTCCAAAAGGAGATAGAATTATTGCTAAAGGTTCTGCTCAAAGATTGCGTGGTCGTGCAGAAGTAGGTGTGCGTTACACTGGAATTATTCTTGATGACTTTGAATCAGAGCTAAATACAAAAACTCCTGAAAGAAGAGGAGAACTAAAAAAATGGATTGTATCTACAGTATACCCCTCACTAGAAGAAACACCTGGTAGTGAAGGTTGGATTTGGTTGACTGGTACAATCGTACATTATGATTCATTCTTGCAAAATATTCATGATGGTGTTAGAGATGCACGTAAGAATAATCGTAGCTATCCTTGGGATGTAACATTCCATAGAGCTGTTGAAGATGGAGTTCCTTTATGGCCTGAACAGTTCTCTTTAAAGAAATTAGAAAATAAAAGAAAAGAATTTATTGAAGCTGGTCTAGTTAACAAGTTTGCTCAAGAGTATATGAATGATGCTCGTGATTCAGAATCTGCTGCTTTTAAAATAGACAGAATACAAAACTATAATCATTTTTTTGAAAAAAGAAATAATTATGCGTACTTAGTAGGAAACAAAGAAGCTATACCGATTAATGTTTACTTAGGAGTAGATTTAGCAGCAACAGCTAGTGCGACTTCAGACTATCAAGTTATTATGGTTATGGGTATTGATTCAAACAAGAATAGATATATACTAGATTACTTTCGTGAAAAAATACCAGCATTTGATATGGCGGAAGAAATTATTAAAATGGCAAAAAAATATTCTCCAGTTAGAAGAGTAACAATAGAAACTGTAGCAGCTCAAGAAATGGTAAGAGATATGACAACTAGAATTTCTCATAAAGAAAGAAGATTAATGCCAGGAATATTTAAAGGAGTTAAGCCTCCATATGGAATTAAAAAAGCAGATAGACTAGAAACATCTCTTGGTCCTATTGTTAATTCTAAAAAATTGTTTATAAAAAAACATATGACAGAAATAGTGGATGAATTTTTTGAACATCCCAAACCAAAGAACGATGACTTGATGGATGCTTTGTATTATGCAGATTATTTTGCAAAACCACCAAGCAGTACAGCGATTGAAATAACACAGTTAAGAGATTCTGTAACTAAATCAACCTCATTAAAAGCAAATAAAGTATATAATTGGATAACTGGTTCAATAAAATAATAAAGTTATCCACATCTTATCAACATTTTACTTGCATTGACAGAGGACAAAGAGTTAAATTAGCAAACGTAGCATTGTGTCGTTTCTTATAAAAATAAGGCCATTAAATGGAATATGATAAAAGAGCATTAAAAAATCAAGAAACCTATGATAGGTATAAAAACGACAGGCAATCTTGGGAAAGAGATGCTAGACAAGATATAGATTTTTATTTAGGAAATCATTTTACTACAGACGAATCAAATGACTTAGCTGAAAAAAATCAGGCAGATGTTCCTATGGATAGAATATCTCCTGCAGTAGAAAGGCTAAAAAGTATGTTAACAGCAAGGCCTCCAGCTTTTACTGTTATACCTAGAGAAGATTCTGATTCATCGATAGCATATTTGTGGAGACTTATTATGGGTTTTGTATGGCAAAATTCAGATGGAGATGCCCAAATGAAGCAAGCAATACACGATTATTGTGTTGTTGGCTTAGGATATGTATATGCTTATGTAGACTATGATTCAGATTTTGGAAAAGGAGATGTTAAGTTTTCTTATGTAGACCCTTTTAGAATTTATGTACCAGCTTCTTCAAGAGATAGATTTTTTACAGATGCAGATAATATTATTTTATCTACAATACAAACAAATGACCAAGTGTTAAACTTATATCCAGAACTATGAGTTAATATAGACCCAGAAACTCAAGAAGAAATGGAGCCATTAATAAATGAAATATCTGACTATAGTTTAAATCAAGACTATCCAGACAATATTAATGTATCAAGTATTAATATGTATACACCAGACAAAGTTAAAGGCTATACTGATATGCATGATGCTAGATATCAGATATTAGAAAGATTTTATAAGGTTAAAGTACCATATTATATTTTAAGAGAAAATGAATCTGGAGAAGAATTTATTGTTGATGAAGCAGATTTTTCATCATTCTTAGAAGAAAATAAAAAAATGATAGAAATGGGACAAGTAGATATTACACAAGTATATCAAAACAGAATTAAAGTTACAGCAAGTATTGGAGAAGTAGTTTTATATGAAACAACTTTAAATACTGATGTTTACCCTATTGTTCCAATAGCTAATGTATGGACTCAAACTCCTTATCCTCGTTCAGATATTTCAAGAGCAAGGCCAATGCAACGATTGCTTAATAAGCTTTGGTCCTTGGCTCTTTCTCATGCACAAGCATCTGCAGGTTTAAAACTTATGGTTCCTTTAGGAAGTGTAGAAAGTGTATCACAATTAGAAAAAGATTGGGCAAATCCAAATGCGGTAATCGAAGTAGACTCTTCACAAGGAGAGCCTCATTATCCAGCACCGCAGCCTTTAACTGGAGAATTTTATAAATTAATACAGCAAGCAGAGTTTTATATTAATTTTATTTTTGGTATTCCAGAAATTATGCAAGGGCTTGGAGATAAAGCTCCTGACACTGCAAGAGGTACAGAAAGATTGATTGCTCTTGGTAGTGAAAGACCTAAATCAAAACTAAGAGATATAGAGTTTAGTATTAAACGGCTAGGAAAAGTACTATATAATTATGGTAAAAGTCATTACACTCATGAAAAACTATTTAGGCTGGCACAGCCAAATAATGATATGTCAGAACTTATGAGTCAGATATACTCAGATAAAACACAGACTATATTTGATTTAAAAAAAGACAAACATAATTTAGAACAACACGATGTTGGTATTGAGTCTGGCTCAACTTTACCTACAAGCAAGTATGCTGAACTAGCTGTGTACTTAGAAGCGTATCAAATGGGTATTATAGACCAAGTAGAAGTTTTAAAGAAAAACCCAGATATTTTTGACAAAGAAGGTATATTAAAAAGAATGAACCAAAGAGAGCAGATGCAACAGCAAATGGCTTCTATGGGTGAAACAATACAACATTTACAGGGAGACCTGCAAACGGCCACAAGAGAATCTATTTCGGATAGAAAACGAACTGAAGTTGAGAAATTTAAGACTCGTCTAAACGATATAGAATCTAATGCCAATGCCGATAGGCGTGTTAATAAGAACAAACTAAACGACAAGGTGTTGCTCGAATTAGAGAAATTGCGTGGAGAGATTAAAGTAATCGAATCCAATGTACGTAGTTCTGCTCAAAAGAAAGAGACATCAAAGGAGTAATAATGAATAATGAAACATCAATAACCGATACTCAAGCTGTAGAATCCATGGATGGGGTTCAAGTAGAGGGTCAACAAGAAGGTACTTTAGAAGGAAATGAAAGTATGAACTGGGAAAAAGAAGCTAAAAAGTTTCAGTCAATGTATGACAGAGCTGACGCTGATAAAAAACATCTTAGCCAGTACAAACCATTAATTAACTTGTTAGAGCAACGACCAGACCTTGTAGAAACTTTAAGAGATAATATTGTTGGAAATAACGGTGGAACAAAAGCAGCTGAAGCACAACAGCTAAACGAAGACGAATTCAATCCGTGGGAAGCGTATAACAAACCTGGTTCTTCATCATACGATTATCGTGTGAAACAAGAAGAAAACAGAATAAACAGTGCAGTGCAAAATGCTATGAAAGGTCAAGAGCAAAGACAGTTTTTAAATAATACTGTTGATAAGTTAAAGAGTGAGTTTGGAATGCAAGAACATGAAGTCCAAGAATTTATGGAATTTACTTCTGCACCAAAAGACTCTGTTCCTTTAGACAATCTAGTTAAGTTATTTAAAATGAATAAAGGTGAATACAAAGAACCTATTATTCAAAAGCTAGATACATCTAACCAAGCAAGAACCGCAGGGGTATTGCAAGGTGGAGCGGCTCCTACTAAATCTGAACAAGATGGAATGTGGGACCAAATTCTTAATGCAGCTCAGACTGGTAGCATTAGCAAGGGAATAAAACGTAAATAAATAAATAGGAGAATACAATGGCAATAAGCGGACAAATAAAGTCAACAAACTTGACTGCTGCTACTACTGCTGCTGATTATGGAGTTGCTCCAGATAGAAGAAGATTATATAACTTTTCTGATAGGATTGCTGAACTAGCACCTGAAGAAAGTCCTTTCTTCGTATACCTGAGTAAAACTGCAAAACTTCCTACGGATGATTCTTTGTTTCGTTATCTAGAAGATAGAACAAAGATTAATTATACAAGTAGAGAGTTTTTATTAAAAGGCGACCATGATGGTAGTGCAAATCAAACATCTGGAGATACAGTAGCTTTTACTGTAGACACAGCTGACGGAGCTGCAGTAGACTTCCTTGTAAAAGGAATGGTTTTTGCAGTAAGAACAAAAGGTGGAACAGCAGGAGATAATGACTATGCAAATATTATAGTTAGAGTTGAAACTGCACCCGTACAAAATTCTGCCGATACAACTTTCACTGGTAAAGTGATTTCTGTATCGAGTACAACAGGAACTGCTGAACAATTACTTGACGATAAAAAATGTCAAATAATTGGTACAGCATACGCAGAAGGTACTGGGTCACCAGACGTTTTCTCAGATAGCATGGAAGATAATTATGGGTATACCCAGATTTTCAAAACAGCTGCTGAGATTTCAAACACAGCATATGCAACACAACTACGTGGAGTATCTAACGAGTTTGAAAGAGTGTTAGCTCAAAAAATGAGAGAGCACAAAATCGATATGGAAAGAGCATTTCTTTTCAATCAAAAAGCAAAAGTAGGCGGAGTACAATACTCAGAAGGTCTAGTAGGTCACATCATTAAAAATAGTTCAGTAGTAGCTGGGTCAGCTAACTTGTCTTACGAGTCAGGTAAAGCATACTTTAGAAGTGCTGAAGCTTCAGAACTTACTTATGATAGACTATTATCAGACTTCGAAGTGTTGTTTGACCCTGCTAGAGGCGGAAGTAACGAAAGATTAGCATTAGCTTCTCTTCCTGTTATTTCTTTCTTTAACAAGATGGGTAATGGCTCATTTTCTGATATATCAACTGCTAGTACACAATACCAAATAAATATGGATGAACTATCAGGACAGTATGGTCACCAGTTAATGGAGATTAATACAGTTCACGGTTCAGTATTTTTAGTGAAAGAACCTCTATTTAGAGGACATTCATCTGGTATGATGGCTATGGCTGATATGAGTAAACTATACTACAGACCATTAGTAGGTAATGGAATTAATCGTGATACTCAAGTTATGACAAATGTACAAGGTGCAGATGAAGACTTGAGAAAAGATATGATTCTTACTGAAGCTGGATTAGAAGTATGTTTACCAGAATCACATTACTTAATCAATCTAGAAGGAGTGGGATAACATGAGAAGTGATAAACTAAACGAAAACAGTGGAAACTATGGAAAGTTTGACTTCGTTGTAAATGCTAAAGATTTAGCATTTGCTTCTGGAAGATGGCAGGACTTAGTTAGAAACGCCGAGTTAACATCGTTAGCAGTTAATGATGCAACAGTAGACGCAGGAATCACATTAGTGAAAAACTACGAATACGTTTCATCTTGGACTTCAGATGCAGTATCAGCTATAGTATTACCAAAGGCGGAAGCTGGGGTATTTATAGCTTGGGTTAACGTAGCAGACGCTGATGCAGCAAATGCTATGACTATTACAGCAGCTGGTTCTGACACATACGAACCTTATCAAGAGGTTCATATTGGAACTGGAATACCAGCACAACAGGATTCATCTGTTGCTGGCGATACTATACTTACTATTACTTGTTCAGCTACCAATGGTGGTTGGGGTCAAATAGGAAGTACATTCATGTTTTATTGTAAAAATGATGGTGAATGGATAGTTAAAGTTAACGGTATCTCTAAAGGTACTGGTGCAACTTCAACAATCGCTTTTAGTAGTTAAAACTAAAGCATATAGTTATTAGGTACTATGGAGTGGGTTTATTCCCACTCCGAAACCTAAAGTAAAATTTAATTAAATAGGAGAATACAATGGCAAATTTTAGTACAACTACAACAGTTATTATC